AGATCGTCAAATGCAGGAGCAAGTTGTGCTGTTATTTGTTGTGTAAATCCAACAAATCTAAATTTTAATCTTGTTATGTTATCGTTTAATGATTCAACACCTGCAATAGTTGTACTACTTAATGTTAAACCAAAACGTTCTGCTTCTTCTCTTATTAATTTTAAACCTTCTACACCACCTTCAATAGCAGTTAACAATTCAATGTTTCTACCACCAAATAATTTATAAGCTATTGCAGTTTTATCAGCACCATCTTCTAATGCGTTAAGTCCGTCTGCTACTATTAAGAATTGATCGTATAAACTTCCGTTGGTTGCTCGTAAATCTTCTGCTGTAATATCTAACTGTTCAAATGCCTCTTTTGCAATACCTGTATTCTTAACTAAAAAATCATTAATACCTACAGCTAATGTACGTGAACCTTTAGCAAATGCTTCTAATGACGTACCACCTAATTCGGCGGCAAGTCGAAAAGCACCTAAATCCTCCGTACTAATAAATAATTGTCTTGAAAGTTTGCCTAGTTTGTCTATTGCATCTAAATTAGATTTAATTAGTAAACCAATACCTGCCACACCTGCCACTCCAACAAGTGCTGTTTTAAAATTTAATAATGCACCACCAACTTTTTTAAGTCCTTTTGTAACACTACTAAATGCACGTTTTGTTTTATCCTTTGCACTAATATCAAATTTTAATTTATCTGCCATATTTCTTTGCTTCTTGTTGTCTGTGTTTTCTATTGTAGTAAGCAGTCCACAAATTAAATTCTTCAAGTGTCATATCTAAAACACCATCAATGCTCATAGAAAGGGATTCGGCTAGAGCCAAGATATTCTGTAATTCAGAATCCCCTGCTATTTTTTTTCGTAATCGTGTGCGTTAGCACCTTCTGTAGCCATAATACTATTAGCAATATCTGCTATTATATCTGGGTCTACCTTATGCATTAAATCGTCTTTATCACTAGATTTAAAAACCTTATTCTCGTTTTTATCTCTTAATTTTAAAATAACAACGTCTGCTAATACACTTACATCATCTGATTTAGCACCTTTAAACAAGGAACGTTTCTCATACAATGTAAGTGGTGTAGCTGTAAATTCTAAAGGTTTACCATCTTCGTCTTTCCACTCATTAACTTTTATTGTGCGAACCGACTTTTTGGAAAAATGCTCTTTAGCAATTTCCAATACATTTTTATTTTCCATAAGCTATTATACTGTAGCTCTAGTTAATGTACCATTACCTACGAATGATATACTTGCTGTTACAAGTCCATCTATTGCCGCACTATAGCTGTTACTAGTTACGATAATCGCACCACTATAATAATATGCACCAGATGCTGAACCTTCTGGGTAGAAAGCCAATGTAGCCGCTGAACCTTCGATCAAAGCAATTTGACCATTAGTATCAGTTTCATCCCAGTTAATTTCTGCTGAACCACTCCAAGATTTTCTTCCTGCTGTGTAAGCTCTTGTACTGTGACCTAGTGTAGTAGTTTCAACACTTTCCGAAGCTGTATCTACAGTTACGGATGTTACTTGTGCTACATTACTTGTGCCAACTTTAAGAACCGCGTCTGCTGTTGTATGTACTGCCATTTGTTACTCCTTATTTTTAACGTTAGTTTTTGTTTTATCCTCGCCTTTGACAGTCCAACCTATACTTGCATAGTATTCTTTGTCGTAAGCAAAAATTTCCATTTTATCACCATTTGAATTGGTAACTTCTATTCTTCCTTTAATCATATCACACTCCTGTTTGTACAGCATTTTCTACTGTAAGATAAGTAATATCATAATTAAATCGTGCTAGTCCAACCTTTTGACTAGCTGTATCAAATTCTATTTCCATTGTTTTTAGCTCTGTATTTCTAGCATGACCACCCCTTGTAATATCACCTGCCATAGCTTCTTCTACTTCTTCACTAATTGTATCAATCGTATCATCTATGTTTGCTGTACCCTTTACGTGTGCTTCTATTGTAACTGACAATATTCGTTCTTGTGTTCTAGCACTACTACCAATAGCAACGTATTCAACTGCTTCATCATTTGTATATACAACCAATGCAGGTAGATCAGCACTACTTAAATTGTGTATTCTAGTTTCATAAACCCTACTTGCAGTTGTAGTTAAACCTGTAACAGTTGTTACTACTTGTTCTCTAATTGTTTTTCTTATATGTGCCATTATGCTTCTAACGTTAACCTTGTTACACCTTGTGCATCTGCTTCTACTTTTCTTACTGCGTATGTAGTACCACTAACAACTAATGCATCACCGAAGGCGGCAGACGCAACGTCTGATGTTTTACAAGTAAATACAGGTATAGAATAAACTAAATCAATATCGCCACCTGTAGCTATATCTTCTGCTTCGTTGTCTAATAAACCACTTATAGTAGTTGCAGTACCACCACTTGGTGTATAAGTAGCACTAAGACCAAAGTCGTCAGTATTAAAAAATATTGATCGTTCATTATCTGTTTCTACACTCATTTTTCTTTTACCATTTTTAAAACATTAAATGTTGGAATTATTGTTATATCGCCAAAATAGTCTATTGAACCTTCTTCGTCAAACGTGCAACTTGCAAATAGTATTGTTTTATATTTATCTTGGCTAAATAGGTAACCTCTATTATGACATTGTGTAGGCTCTAGTTTTGCTAATTCTTTTGCGTCTTTCCATTCACTATAGGAAATAATATCTAACCACGTTACGTGTACTTTAGGATATTTTATTTTTCTAGGTTTGATCGAGGGCTTTGCAGTAATATTTAACATCTTTTACTTCTACGTTATAATTAGCTAATAAACTTTCAGTAATTGCTATGTAATTTTGTAATGTATATCTTAAACAATCTTTTTCGTCTTTAAATATGTACTTGGTATATGTGGTGTCAGCATATTGTTCAGCATTAAAGAATAATACAGAAGCAATTAGATACCATTTCACCTTTTCATTACTTTCTTAACTTTAGTTTTTACTTTTTCTGTAACTGAATTTTCATCTACAGGTACAGCTTTACCCATACCAATTAATGAATGATAATCGTTTTCATCTACAGTAATTACACTATGTGCGTTAACGTGTTCACCTTTAACAGATGTATCTCTTAATATTTTAACTTTCATTTTGTCTCCTTACTAAAAAGGGGGGCATAATATACCCCCCTTTAATTTTTACATATTTAGTTAAACTAATTATGCAATTAAGTCTTTGATTGCCGCGAATGATTCTGCGTGTCTTACCGCAATATCAACGTCATATAAACCAACAACTCTTACAGTTCCTTTACTAGAACCTGTATACGGGTCAACAGCAATATCTAAGTTACCCCACTCACCTATAATTAGGTCATTGAAGTTACCAAATAATAATGATGAACAGTTGCCAGATGAAGTACCTTTAGTAAGGTTATCTGGTGAGTTTGACGTGCTGTATACTTTGTAGCCTAGTAGTTCATCAAATGTACTCTGAATCATGTGTGAATCAGTAGATGCTACTTTAGGTTTTACAATGTTACGTGCAACTTGTGTTGGTGAAGTAATCCAAGCTAATGAACCTACATCAGCATTGTCTTTAGCAACTTCTGCCCAAGTGTTTACAACGTTTGCGTAAGTAACTGCAAGACCATTCGTTCCACCTGCAACAGAACCAATACCAGAAGTATTAAGTATTCCTGTTGGAGTATTAGAAGTTCCTGTACCTTGAATTGCTTTTGCGTCAACTTCATTAGAAAGAGTTTTAATAATATCATTTCTAATGATTGTCTCAATGTTTGGTGTTGATTGTTGCATAAGATGTCTTGATATGTCAGTAAATGCACCTACAGTTTTAGCACTCATTGTTACTTGTCTGTAAGTTGTGTTTACTTCACTAACAGCGGCATTTTCTGCTACCCATGAACCAGTTGTTACTGCGTTTTGGGCAGGTATAGCAACGGGTCCTACTAGACCAGATAGCACTAATGCACCTGCTTGTTTTACTACCATTTTATTTCTTAATGCTTCAATGAAAGAACCTGCTTGGAAGTCAGTTGCAACAAGGTTACCACCATCAGCGGCAGATCCTGCAATTAGATCTCTTTGTTGCCATTTTAAATCAGATGGAACAAAAAATCCTCTTGGCATTTTGCCTGTGCGTTGTGCAATCTCATCACTTGCTTCTTTTTCAAGTCCTGCATTTGACCAATCATTACTAGCCATAGCTTTAATAGCTCTAGCAATACTGTAATCTCGGCTGTCTTTTTTTGACAGACCAACTTCATTGTCAGTTGTCAATGGTTTAGAAGTACCAATGTGATCTAAAACAACACCTCTGAATTCTGCAATAGAAAGTCCGTTTTTAATTGCCTCATTAGCTCTATCTCTTACATTATGTGAACCACCTAATGCTTCGATCTCTCTAATTCTAGACATTTCTTCTTTTCTAGCTTCTTCGGTTATTGCTTTAACATCAACTTTAGGTGCTTCTACTTCATTATTAGTAATTTTTATATCATCACTCATAACGTTATTCTCCTTTTTTTGATTGTTATTGTTATTGTTTCTAGAACGACCAACACCTACAGTTGTATCAGCAGGTATGCTCACACTAGATATTTCTAATGGCTTCCAATTAACACGAAAATAATCAGACCTTCCATAGTCATCATTATCTTCATCATATTTATCTTTAGTCATTTTAGTTATTTCGTAGCCAACACTAATATTTTGTCTAATGCCATCTACAACGTCTCGAAACACCTCATCAGCTAGTTGTGATTTTCCAAATCTAACGATAGCACGACCAACCTTGTCGCTTTCGCTAATTTCAGCTTTTTCGATAACCCCTATTTGTTTCGTTGAATCATGGTCTAGCAATAAAGGTGCTTGTCCACTTTTCAAGAAACTTAAATCTGCGTCTTGTTCTTTATGTGATAAAACTTCTAAACCAAAATCTCTAGGATATGGTTCTTCACTACTGAAAGCTAATTTTACAGTTCTATTTTTCTTATCTATATTTTTTGCTTTTAAATGAAAGGTACGTTCTAACTTCTCATTGTCTAATAGTATTTCTTTAGTTTCTAAACCTACATCAGAATTTTTAACTTCTGCAACTTCTTCTACTTCACAAATGCAATCACCTTGTTCACAAGTAGGGCAATCATCATTTGATTTTACCAATATATCATCTTCCATTTTTTCCTCTTCGTTTTTAATTTGATCTACTTTCTTTTTGCTCCAACTAAAACCTGCATCACCACCCCACAAAGCCCATGCAATTCTTCCGTTAGATGGAAAGCCATCTTCATTTGGTGTAAATCCTTCACCTTGTTTATCTACTAAATGTCTACTGAAATAACTGTACATTCTTTTAACTGTACTAGGTGTAAGGTTCTGTCTGTTTACAATAGTTCTTGCACGTGCAACACCAACAGCAGTACCACCTCTACCAAATTCTTTTCGCCATTCTAAACCTTTTTTAGCTTCTGCTACCATACCTTCTGTAGGACTAAAATCTATATCAGCAACAGCTTTATCTAAATAATCATCTTCTTCTTCTGCTTCTTCTACAACAGGTACTTCTGGCATACTCTTACCAAACTGTATTGTATAACTATCTTCATCTTCTGTTATTTTTTGTATATGTCGTTTTTCTAAATCCATAACTATTTATATCTATTCTTCCTCTTCTGTTCCAGTCCCTAATGGTATTTTATCTTTTGCTCCAAATGGTTGGAATTGTGTTTGTATTCCGTATTCTTGTGCTAGTTCTTTTTCTACCTGTATTTGTTGAAATACATCTTCTACATCCCTACCATAACTAGCTTGTACATCTTGCATACTTAGGAAACCATTTTCTACACCTATCTTTAATGCATCTATTTCTTTTTTAGGGTCTACCCATTGCCACCCTCTAGGTCGCCATTGTACTATTGCAAACTTATTAAATTTAGAAGCAGGTAAGTTCTGTAAGTTATCAGTTAGTAAATTCATCTTTAACCATTCTTTATAAACTTTATCGTGAAACCCTTTTATTATTCTAGACTGCTCACATTTATAATGATCACGTTCTTCTAATGCACCTTGTCTTAAACTACTATAATTTACACCTTCTAAATCATTAGCAAGTGTGTTGTAACTTAAACTCAAACTACTTGCTACAGCACGTAGTACACCTTTACTGAAATCTCTAAATGCAGTTGTAGGGTGTTGTGGATCAAATGCTTCAAAACTAACACCTGTAGGCAACTGTTCAAATGTGCCTGGTTGTGCGTTCATAACAACATTGTTTGTATCTATTGTGTCATCACCTAAGTAACCTTGTCCATCACCACTTTTAAAGAAACCCATTTTACTTGCACTAACTCTTGCCGCAACTAATTCAGCTTCCATATAACCATCTAACATTTTTAAATCACGCATTGCACTACTTAAAGGTGGTACACCTCTTTTTTGGTGTGGTCTTTCTTGGTGGTAAAAATGTATTATTTCGTTTGCAGGTACACTATTATATTCTCTTGTGTAACTTGCATTAACAAAATCATTATCGTATGGGTGGCTTTTTAACAAATGGTAAACTAATGGTTTACCAAACTTGTCAATTTCAATACCCATTCTAATTTCGTTTTCACCATTTCTTGCAGGTCTATTTAATTCTTCATCTAAAAAATCTGCTTCTATAAATTCTATTGCAAACTTATATTGGTTATTAAAGTTAGGTATAACTCTAATTAAAACTTCACCATCTCTTGCGTATGTTTCTGCAAACAATCTTTGTGCATCTACCCATGTTAACTTTCCGTCTGCACTACATTCAGCACCCCACATTTTAAATGCGTTTTCTATAACGTTGTTAGCAAATGTATCTATTGCACCATTAGGGTCTTTAGAACGTGCTTGTAGTTGTACACCATTTGGACCAATAACATTATCTGTATATGCTTTTATATAACGTCTTGCGTATGCGTTATTCTTTGCTAAATCTCTTGCACGATCTCTAAGTAATCTTATGTTGCCTTTTATTTCAGAGTCTGCACTTTTACTGTAAGCAACAAAGTCATTCATTAACCTGCCTGTATTAGTTCCGTTAAAAATGCCATGAGCTGTACCTGCTGGTTGAAACCAATTAGCACGTGTTTTTGTCTTACCTATAAATACATCATACCAAGCCATAACTAAAATTTAACCTTAATCATTTTACCACTTCCTTCACCACGTTTAATATTTTCACGTTGTATTTCTTTGTTGTATTCTGCTTTGTAATAAGATCGCCAGTCAATTAGTTCTTGTGGTGATAATTTTGCTAAACTTCTACCTTGTATACTATAACTAGCAACATCATTATCAGCTTTACCTTCTAATAGACTTTCAATTTTATCTAACATTATTTTTGCGTGTGAACGTGTATCACCTGTATCAGCAAAATAGTTATCTGCTACTTTAATTTTAC